GGCATGAAATTATGGCTAGAATTAGATCATTAAAGCCTGATTTTTTTAAAGATGAAGATTTAGCAACATTACCATATGAAGCCAGAATCTTATATTCTGGATTGTGGTGTTATGCTGATAAGGCTGGAAGGTTGGAAGATCGCCCAAAATACTTAAAGGCAGAAATTTTTCCGTATGACAATATCAACATCGAAAAGTTCTTAAATTTACTTTGTCAACCAAACATTCAAGACCGTCCAGAAAAAGTTTTTATTCGCCGCTATACTGTAAATGATCGTAAATACATTGATATTCCAGAGTTTTTAAAACATCAATCCCCTCATAATACAGAGAAAGACAGTGTATTACCACCTTTTAACGGTGTGTTAACGGTTAATAACACGTTAATAAATAACGACACGCAGTCGAGCGGGGAATCTGACCCTATATCTTTATCTGAATCTAAATCTTTATTAAAAAATAAGTTTGAGATATTTTATAAATCCTACCCAAAAAAGAAAGCAAAAATTGAAGCCGAAAAAGCCTTCTCTAAACTCAATCCAGACGACACGCTTCTCAACGCCATGTTATCGGCCATTGACAAAGCCAAGAAATCTGAAGATTGGATGAAAGACAAAGGCCGTTATATCCCATATCCCGCAACATGGATAAATGCCAAACGCTGGCTCGATGAAGAGACAGAATCGCACCCACTTGCCGGGACTATCAGTGATAAGACGATTCGGACAGTTGAAATGCTTGAAGATTGGAGGCCACCAGCGTGAAGAACGAAGTCAAATTCAAGGAATATATGGCGACGCTGTGCGAACTGCACGACAGGACAGTGTCCAAACTACTGACGGATTTATATTGGAAAGTGCTTGAACCATTTGACGATGAGGAATGCGAAAAGGCTTTCAAGGAAATTATTTATTCATGCAGATTTTTCCCGAAGCCGGCCGATTTCAGGGAGGTTATTTTAGGGAAAAAATCAAACCGGGCAACAGAAGCGTGGATTGAAGTTTTAAATTCAGTGGCAAGAATAGGGAATTACCAAAGCGTTAAATTCAGCGATCCTATTATTCATTCGGTGATTAACGCAATGGGTGGCTGGCCTCAACTTTGCCAGATGGAAGCAAAAGAGGAAAAGTGGAAACAGAAAGAATTTGAAAGGCTTTATGAGGTGTTGAGTGAACGAGGCGGCAAGCACCCTGATTATTTACCAGGGACCCATGAAATGGAAAACAACCGCATGGGGCACGATTACGAAAGCGCTATTGTGCAAATTGGATTTAATAAAAAGATTAAATATTTGCAATAATTAATGGGGTGACAGCGCCATAAACCAATAACGCTGCATTGGGGTAGAGTTTGAGGGGCGCGTCACACCCGCCAGAAAACCAGGATTATGAATAAAGTAATTTTGATTGGTCGATTGGGTAAAGATCCGGATGTTAAATACACGCCAGCAGGGGACATGGTAACGACGTTTTCTGTCGCCACGGACGAAAGTTACAAAAACCGTGAAGGCGAAAAGGTCCAGAAAACAGAATGGCATAAGATTGTCGCCTGGGGAAAGCTGGCTGAAAAATGAAAAATAAATATAAAACACAAGATCAGATAATGATTAATGCCTTAAGAGAAATGAGTGGCCATAGCATACACGATAAAAAACGCTGGCTTCAATCAAGAACTTTATATGCCAAAAGGATTGCAGAGAAGAAAAAGCAAGAAAGAGAAAATAATAAGGCTATCGAGGAATTTTTAAACAACGGTGGCAAGATTACACTTTGTCCACCAAAAATAAATTAAACAGGAGGAAGTTATGAAAATCAAAGCAAGGAAAGTCGAAAATGGTTTTATCGTGTCTTACGGGAAGAAGGAATTTTTCTGTAAAGATGAAGATGAGGGAAGGAATAAAGTCCGCGAGTTATTTATGGCAGAAGTCGCGCCGGTAATAGCGCAGTTGGAAGTGGAGAGGTTATTCCCATTGGCACTGGAGAGCGTGTAATGGCTGAAATAGAAACCAAAACAGAATACCGCGGCTTAAGCGAGATCGCAGATCGCTTCGGCAAGAGTGTTGATTTTGTCCGGGATTTGATTCACGATAGAATTAACCCTCTCCCCGCCGTGGAGGTCGGACGCGAGTGGTGGATCACCGAAGAAGCGATACAGCATTGGCTTAATCGTAAGATTATAACCCGTGTCAAGTAGTTTATCGTCGGGGTTAGATAGGAACCGCCGAGGGGTTATGTTGATTACCGGCGTGTCTACGCAGAATGAAGAAAAAGCCCATGCTATACTATGTCCGCGTTAAAGATAATTGATTGTGGTTAATTTTAGCATGGGTATTTTTTTATGAAGTGGCGAATATGAAGAAAAAAGGACTAACTCCGAAACAATTAATGTTTTGCCATGAGTATATGAAAGACCTGAACGCTACCCAGGCGGCAATTAGGGCGGGGTATTCTGCTAAAACGGCCAATGTAACAGGACCACAGAACTTAGTAAAACCTAGTATCCAATCTAAAATCAAAGAATTACTTGATGTTAGGAAAAACAAAGCTGAACATTCAGCCGATGAAGTGATTCAGCTTCTTTGGAAAATGGCCAAGGCAGACCTACGGGATTACATGACCGTTGGCGAAGACGGCGAAGTTCAGGCTATCGCTTTTGATAAATTACCCGAAGGTGCGACAAAGTTAATCAGCAAGATCAAAGAGAAGAGCCGGATCACTGAAAGCGCGAAAGGCGACTATATTTTTCGAGATAGCACCCTCGATTATGAACTCCCGGAAAAACTGAAAGCCGTTGAATTACTCATGCGTCATTACGGCCTGATCAATGACAAACTCCATGTTAAGCGGACCATTGCCGATATTAACAACATGACTGAAGAAGAACTCTTAGAGATTATTCAAGGTAAAAAATAATGGAATTAATGCTTGATCCTAATCAATCATTAGAACCAAATCAGGAAATATGCTACGCAAAATTACGTTATGATTATCTCATAAGAGAACGTAAGAACCTGTCCTTCCATCCCTGGTTGAAAAAAGTTACCCCTAAGTATCATTGGGATTGGCCTCATTTACTGGCTATCTATGCAGCACTGGACAAAGTCATTACCGGTGAGATCAAGCGGCTGATGATCTTCATGCCTCCGCGCCATGGAAAAACTGAGAGCGTTACAGTCCGGTTCCCGGCGTGGGTGATTGAAAAAGATCAGTGGTTTCGTTTTATTCTGGCAGCCTATAACTTTTCATTGGCCTCTAAGTTCAGTAGGAAGGTTCAGAGAGTTGTTAAGTCAAGAGGAATCGCGTTAGAGCGTGAAGCGGTTGAGGATTGGGAGACGAAAGAAGAGGGAGGCGTCCGGGCGGTTGGCGTCGGTTCGGGTGTTACGGGGCATGGAGCCAATGGAATCCTGATTGATGACCCGGTGAAATCACGAGAGGAGGCTTACAGCGCCACGTATCGGGAAAAGGTATGGGATTGGTACAGAGATGATCTTTACACCCGCCTTGAGCCAAACGGCTTTATAATTCTCATTATGACGCGGTGGCACCACGATGATCTCGCCGGAAGAATATTAGCCAACGACAAGAAGAAGGAATGGACCGTCTTAAAGCTGGCTGCGTTGGCAGAAGAAAACGATCCTTTAGGCCGGAATATAGGCGAGGCTTTATGCCCTGATCGATTCACCGTTGATGAATTGCTTTCAATTAAATCGGTAATGAACTCAGATTTTGAAAGCCTGTATCAACAGAATCCAACAGCCGCTGCCGGCGAGATATTTAAACGTGAATGGTGGAAGTATTATAAACAGGCACCTCAGTTTATCCGCGTTATTCAGGCCTGGGACACAGGATTTAAAGACAAGCAGGAAAATGATCCTTCTTGCTGCCTGACGTGGGGAGAAACACATAACGGCTTTTATCTACTGGACCGATGGAATGAACGGGTGACGTTCCCGGAGCTAAAAAAAGCGGCTATCCAGTTATTTGACAAGCACCATCCCGAAGTTGTTGTTGTGGAAGATAAAGCCAGTGGGCAAAGTCTTATCCAGGAACTAAAAACAAATACCAAAATACCCGTTCTGCCAGTGAAAGCGGACAAGGATAAGATTGCCCGAGCCAATGCAATCACGCCTTTGGTTGAATCAGGGCGTGTCTATCTGCCGGAAGATGTCCCATGGGTTATCGATTACGTTGACCAGATGTCAATATTTCCGGCTGGCGCACACGATGAAGATCCCGATGTAACATCCCATGCGCTGAATTACATGACGCATAACAAGAAGTTCTTTGGCGATACCGTCGTTGAGGAGTACCCGCAATGAAAATCAGACTCATTAAGCCCACTGAAATAGACTATCTACGTTATCAATCAATGGTTGATGATGCTCACTGTAAAGGGATTAAGCTGACGCCGAGGCCGTTTCATTACGAGAATGTTGAGACCGGGCAACTTTATCACGATATTTTTGCCTGCGTCGGCTGGCCTACGGAAGTCACTGATAAGAACGATATGAGGCCGGGATATATCGCCATTGTGGGCGTCGTAAAGGACCACAGGCCGCCGCAAGAGGCTGTGTTTCAGCTATTGGCCGAGGGTGAAAGCAAGGATATTCCTATTTTGCTCAGGAAGATGGGCGAACTGCGGACCGAGTACGGCTTTGGCCTTCATCCTACGACCATTAATGTCTGGTGGGGCGATCCTTCGGAAGATAAGTTTGAAACCATGATTGCGCTACTGAATGAGCGATTAAGAGAGAAAACCGGAAATGATAATCTGGCTATCCTGATTGCTCCGCCGATTGATTTCTACGACAAGGATATATTTGAGACGTATTCACGGGCATTCTATTCAGTGGTAGCAGAGAAGGAAACACTAAGATTTTACTACGGCAAGAACGAGATATTGAGAAACAGGACGCGGGAATTCAAAAGGGATGATCCTGCTATCCTTGCCATAGGTGGATTGGTGCATACGTTGATCAACACAACGCCATGGATGGATCAGCAAAGTGAAAATATGTTTGTAGTGGAGGAATAATGTTTGATTTTGGTGAAGTGGTTGCGTTAATGAGTTTTGCCGGCGTATTGGTCATGGCTGGTGTCTTCCTTGGTGGATGGTTGGTGTTTAAGAGCCGAAACGCCACCCAGGGAGAGAAATTTCTCGGCGGAGTGCCCAAGGGTACAGTCTTCACGATTCCGGATGCCGCGGAAGATGACCTGGACGCGGAGAAGAGCATACTGGATAAGAGCAAAGACTTCTTAAAGATATTTGAGGGAGGCAGATAAAAATGAATCAAGATTTGTCGGGATTGCCTGTTAAGTGTCCTAATTGCAAAAAGATTTTATTTAAAACTACCGATAAGTACGATCCTAATGTAAGTCCGCGAGGGGATATGTTAAAATCCCTTGTGACGTACCACTTGGATTTTCTATTAACATCATCAACGCCTGTTTCTAGCTTGACCTGCCCGGAGTGCACCTGTCAGTTGGCGCCGTATGGGAGGTTGACGGTTATTATACCTCAGCCGTCCCCTGAATCTGTTGCTGAACCTGAAAATCAAAGGACAATAGAACCTCCAGGAACAGAACCAGAGTCTGAAGTTCAAGGGAAAGATAACCCACCGGATATTCCGGTAACGTCGCCAGCGGAACTGTCCGATGCCGAGAAATCAGCGATTGCAAAGCCCTTCACCTGCGACGTATGCGGGAAATCTTTTGGAACAAAACTTGCTCTTTCCGGGCACAAGAGGAGTCATAAATAATGGACACTTCTGAACTTTACATAGATATGTGCCTGAAAGCGGTTGAGATACAAAAACTTGATCCTGGTTCAAAGATATACGATGAGGATGAAGACAGAGAGCACGAATTAACATCGTTTTATTATCTTCCTCACGCGCATAAAGTGTCTGTTTTAAAATGGGACAACGATGAAGGGCATTATATCTCAGGTGGTTATCGTGATAATCAAAGTGACGCTGTCTGGCTCCCCCGGCAGGATCAGTTGCAGGAAATGATGGGAATAATCCCATTTGATTTAGAGGGACAATTTCATTACTGGTTTACGGAAGAGGGATGCAAAGTAAAATGGTCATGGGAACAACATTGGCTCGCCTTTGTGATGAAAGAAAAATTCAACAAGCAATGGAACGGAGAGAATTGGGTTGAGGTGGGTTAAATAATGTCTGACGACTCAAAAAAGATTATTGACGTAATAATCCGTTGTGCTAAAATGCTCATAAAATTACTGGAGAATTTAAAAAATGAACCGGTAAAATCTTAATATTTCTTCAACTATCCCGCCTTCCGGCTGCATAGACTGATAAGCTGACCGCGCATAATGCCCCGTCTGAATAAAAACAGCGGGGTTTTATTATGTTAAGAGAATGGAACTTATCAAAACTGCCACCGAAAGACGATCCGGATGTTGGTCCGTATGCCTATTTGCTCTTTAACGCGGCTAAGGCCGAAAAAGAACGCCTCAATAAACCTCAAGACTTCGTAAATAATTACGCCCTCTATCGCGGACAACAGACCCAGCAGCAGACCGGCATGAAGGGCGCCAGGCAACCCAAGAAAGTCCTCACGCCGATCAACCTCTATTTCGCCAATATCGAAAGAACCGTTTCCAATATCACCGCTCGTAATCCTGTGGGTGAAGTCGTTGATCTGGACGGTACTGGCGAAGGCTCCGAGAGAATCCTTTCGATGGTCCTTAAGAAATGGTGGAAAGACACGGACCAGCTTCCCAAGATACGGCAATCCGCCCGGTCTATGGAAATATACGGGCATACCGGAGAAAAGCCGTGCTGGGATAAATCTAAGGACAATCCGGATATTGACGTAACCGATCCGTTTCAGGTGTTCCCAGCTCCCGGATACTGGGAAAACATCAGTGAAGATGCTCCATATATCGCGTTTGCATATGTTAAATTTGTCTCAGATATCGAATCATTCTTTGGCGTTACCAATGTGCAGGAAGATGAGGCCTATGAACTCATGGGCACAGAGCGAGAGAAATTCAAGGGAGAGGGCTACGGCGCCCAAAATACAACAATCGGCAATTACAGCGATCCCATGACAATAACAACCAGCGGGAAGACGCAGGACAAATCTCTGAAGCGTTGTTTGGTTATCGAGGTATGGGTAAGGGATAATAGCTTCACAACGATAACCGAACGGCGGCCATTCGTTGATCCGGGCACTGAAGAAGTGGTTTTGGACGAAGAGACCGGCTATCCGGTACTCGAAGAAATGACAACGAAGATTCCTGTTTATCGGGACGGAATCCGCAAAATCACAATCACAAAGAGCAAAGACCATCAGGCGAAAGATGGGATTATTGTATTGGATGACAGCGAAAACCCCAATATCAATCCCGAGTTGCCTACGGAACTGGCGATTAATACTTACCCGTGGGGACGCCTGCCGTATTACTACGCCAATTCATACAGAGATGGAATATCAGTATGGGGATTCTCCGCCGCCGAACAGGTGGGCGACCTGCTTAATAAGATCAATCTTATCTTCTCCAAATTGATTGCATGGGTGATCAACGTCATGACGCCGCCGCTGATCGTGCAGAAGAACTGCGGAATAACCAAAGAAATGATTGAAAACACAATCAAGAATGCCGGAAGACTTATTTTGATGCCGACAATCCCCAATGCCCGTATCGAATTTATGCAGGTGCCTAATCTGCCGCAAACCTTCTTTGCCGTTCTGGAGTTGATCGTCAGGTTTTTCGACCGTGTTTACCAGATTGAAGACGCTGACCGGGGCGTGGCGCCCAAAGGCGTGATTGCAGCGCAGGCGATTGTCGCACTCCAAGAGAGAAACGCAGTCTTGATGCAATCGAAAACATCATCCATCGATTACCTGGCAGAGCAACGCAGCCGGTGGGCTATCGGATTGTATCAGAATTTCGGGACAAAGCCCGATTCGGTCAATGTTGATGACGAGACGTATGAGTTCTTTGGCGTGAACTTCGCCGGCCGTAAATACAATTATGTTGTCGAAAGCGGCTCTACAACGCCGAGAACGAGCCTACAGAATCAGGAATTGGCGTTCAAGTTATACGAACAGAAAGCTATCGGCCAGAAAGGTTTACTGGAAGTGCTGAACTGGCCGAACTGGAGGGAAGAGGTTGAGAGGACGGCAGAATCACAAGTGGATCAGGCCCTGCAAATCCTGATTGATGCGGGACTGCCGGAAGAACAGGCGATGGCGATAAGGCAATTCGTCATGTCATCGTCAGAACAACTTAAAAACAAGGGGAGGTAATATGCTGGTATTGGTCAACACAAGTTTCGGCTACATCATTGGAGAGAGGATCAACAAAGACAATAAAGACGTTTTAACCATCAAAGAGCCGCGCAATCTGGTTATTGCTAATGACAAGGAGACGGGGCAGTATCATTTTGCCGTGGGAGAATTCCCGTGGAAACCCGCCGTTATGAATCTTCCGGTAAATCATGTGTATTTCGATGTGACCGAGGAAGTGGTGAAAAAACTGTATCGTCAGGCTGTTTCCGGCCTGGTCCTTGCCGGTTCCGGCGATATTCAGAAGCCGCATTGAGGTGAGCTATGCCAGTCTATCAATATGAATGCAAACTGTGTAAGACGATTACCGAGAAGGTCCACCGTATGGACAGTATCCCGAAGCAAGTGCGATGCTCAAAGCCGGGGTGTGGAAGAATGGCCAGGCGGATTATCGCACGAAGCGGAGCTATCCAGTGCGATAGCATTAACGACGTAAAGTGGCTGCCGTCGGCTCTCATGACATTACCGGACAAAGCGGCAAGGCACATAACATCACGAACAGAACATCAAAGATATTTAAAAGAAAGTGGTCTGGTTCAAAAAGCATGATGGATGAAAAAGAAAAAAAAATACTGGAATCTGTGTTTGCTCAAATAAAACACTTGAAAAGCATAAAAAAAACTGGTAATATTAAAATAACAGTGGAGCTTAATATGTCTCAGGGGAATATAGGCTCTGCGAATATTGAAAACAGGAACAAGGAGATTATTTTTCAAGCGTAAATAAATAACGGGGACTGAAAGCCTCTAAGAGTTACTTATTAAGCCCGGATTCTTTGGATAACGCAGCAATGCGCCAGAGAGTCCGGGCTTTTTTATTTTTTCTGATTCGGACAACCAGTTTTAACGTGCCCAAAAGGGATAACACGAAATCCAACGCTGGCCGAGGAAGGAGCGGAAAATGAAGAAAATGAGCGAGATATTTAAAATGTTGTTGAAGCCTTTTATGAATGAGCGCGGCAAAGTGGGAGAACAGGGCGATCCGCCCGATCCCAATGCGATTGAACTGGATGAAAACGGTTTTATTCCCGGCACCAATTATAAGTCCGTATCCGACCTGATTAAAGGCCATGCGGAATTGAAGGGTGCATTTGACAAGCAGGGGAATGAGCTCGGCCAGGTAAGAAGCCAGGCGCAAATGCTGGCGGAATCACTGAAAGAGGCTCTCACAAAGGGCGATACGACCAAAGGTACGGTTGAGCCAGCCGATAAAGCGTCTGAGTACGAGGCCAAGATTGCGGACATTGAAACTCAAATCTCAAAACTTGATCCCATGGATGAAAACGTCATGGAGAAACAGGCCAAGTTATATCGGGAGATGAATAAATACACCGCACTGGCCCAGCACGAAAAAACACTCGGCGCAGCCAAGGGATTCCTAAAAGAAGAACTGGCCAGCCGTGATTCAGCCACCGCCCAGCAGAAATTCCTTGATGATAACAAGGATTTCAACACGCCGGAAATGCAGACGAGAATTAAAAATTTTCGTGCGCAGGACAGAACCGGAATGCACGACAACATGAGCGCTTATTTTGCCATCAAAGCGGCCGACGCAGCAGAACTGGCGACTGCCGCAACCACTGAACGCGACCAGATTAAGGAAATCCTCAAGCTGCAACACGGCAAGGATTCCACCGGGAAGGTGATCCCGAAAGGGCAATCTCCCGGAACTGTAACCAACCCTCAACGTGTAACAGGTGAAGAGGCTGACGCCGGCGCGAAAGCGGCTTTGGCGGCAGTTCGTGGCGGGTAAGTCTTTTTGCCTTTCTCAAATAGAAAGGAGATTGAGCTATGGCTCTCTTAGATGAACTGAATGCGGTAAGTACCTATTATTGGATGAAAACTCCGATGGGTGACTCGGTTGATATCGTTAGCAAGGCATCGGCTTTGCTGTATAAATTAATGGGCAATGCCATTGCCCGTAACAACTGGGAAGTCAAAAATCATGAGACCGTTGACGGCGGCCTTATGATCAAGGTGCCCCTGGAATACGCATCCTCGAATCACGGCGCGTATGGTCCTCAGACCGTCATTAACCAGTCGAAGAAGAAAATCTACGACGCAGCCCGTTTCGGATGGGGAGGCGCCTATGGTTCCAATTCGCTGGATCTGGACGATCTGACAAAATGCACCGGTGATGAAGCGATGATCGATCTGGCCAAAGGCAAGATTGAGAGCATCAAAAAGGCGATCAGAATCGATCTTTCATCTCAGATTATGGCTCGCCAGACGGATGGAATCAGTCTCGACGGTCTCGGAAATCTTTTTGACACCACGACCTCGACGGAATACGGCTCCATTGCCGAGGACAATATGGCGGCATGGAAAGCCAATGTCATTACTACAGCGGACACCATCAGTTTCAGTGTCCTGCAAGGTATCTGGCGCACCCCGGCAATGGGCGATATCGATGAATATCTGCCCAATTTCTGCGTAACGACAGCCGTATTGCGCGACGGTTACGAGTTGTCCCTGCATCCCCAGCAAAGATACGCCAACGAGGAAATAGTTAAGGCTGGCTGGAACAACATCGTCCACAAGGGAGCTCCGATTGTTGCCGATACCTACCAGACGTCAGGTTATTTCGACGCCCTGAATCTCCGTTTCCTGCATTTGAGAGCTCACAAGGATTACAATTTTACGAATCCCGTGTGGATGCACAAGGGAATTTTGGGCCAGCCGGACAACCTTTCTGCTGATACCCGTTTCCGCGGCAATCTCATTTGTACGAACCGGCAGATGCAGGTCAGACATACCAATCTGACCGTTCCTGCATAAGTATTAATGGGGGAGCGTCCTGCTCCCC